CACGGCGTGATTCAGGCGGATCATTGGAGGGCAAGACCTTGGGAGCATATTCAAGTTGTTTCTGCACAGACGCTGGCCCGTCGTGAACTCCCATACACCCCTAAGCTTTTGGTATGGGATGAGTGCCACACCTGCTATCGTAGCGTTGTTGATTATATTGGTGACACCGCAATTACTGTCATTGGTTTAACCGCAACCCCGTTCTCAAAAGGCATGGGGAATATATTCAGCAACGTTGTCAACAGCACCACTACCAACTCCTTGATCGACGAGAAGTGGCTAGTCCCGCTGAAGATGTTCGCGGCAAAAGAAATTGACATGAAGGGGGCTGAATTAAAATTTGATGGCGAGTGGAAAGAATCGGAAATAGAAGAGCGCGGCATCAAGATTGTTGGTGATGTGGTCGAGGAGTGGATTGCGAAGACCAACGAGCATTTTGGAAAGCCTGAAAAGACGATTGTGTTCTCTGCTACCGTTGTTCACGGGGAGGAGATTTGCCGGGGGTTTGCCAAGCGTGGTTATAATTTCCAGCAGATAAGCTACAAGGATGGGAACAGCGATCATCGTCGTGATCTGATCCAAGAGTTTAGAAAGCCCGACTCGTCGATCATTGGGTTAGTCTCGTGCGAGGCTCTGGCGAAGGGCTTTGACGTTACGGACATCAAGATTGGGATTGGTGCCAGACCCTATCGCAAGTCTCTGTCTGGGCATATCCAGCAGATGGGTCGTGTCATGAGGAGCCATCCCGGAAAGGAGTTTGCACTGTGGCTTGATCATGCAGGCAATGTTCTCCGGTTTCTTGATGACACGCAGGAAGTCTTTGAGAACGGCGTGCAGGATCTCAACCAAAAAGAATACGACGCCAAGGCTCGAAAAGAAAAGACGGACGAAGAGAAGACGGACATGAAGTGCTTTGCTTGCGGGTTCATTACCAAGCAGAAGATCTGTCCCTCTTGTGGTCATGAGCGAAAGAGCCAGCGGAGCCTTATAAAGCACTCCAGCGGAGAGTTGGTAGAGATTGGCGGGAAGAAGCTGAAGCCTCATGAGTGGCAGGCTGACAAGGGTCTTGTCTGGGGGGAGTTGTGTTACTTGGCTTACGAGATTAAGCGTAACGATTTGCAGGCTGAGAAGTTTGCTTTGGCTCAGTACCGCAACATCTTTGGAGCTTGGCCTTCTATCAAGTATTCATCAAGTCTGTTCAAGCCCCCCCGTAAGGAAGTCCGTAACAAGGTTCGGTCGAATCTGATCGCCTATCGGCACGCCATGACAAAACGGCGGTCAGCATGAGCTTCCTTAATCACGCACAGGCTCATGGTTTGATTATTCATGAGCTAATCTCGGACGGTCGGTGGCACAGGGTTCCCACGGACGACAAGCCCAAAAAGCGTAACGGGGCGTACCTGTACGACGGTCGGCGGGGGGTGGTGAAGAACTGGGCAACGATGGAGCTTTTCAGTCCTTTCCCTGAGCGTGGGGCTTACCTTCACCCGATTAACCGGCAAGACCTGAACGAGCGCCGGAAGAAGGATGAAAAGGATGAGGCTTTTAGGCACGCCAAGGCCGCTCAGGAGGCTCTCAGGCAGCTTTCTGAGGCATCCCTAGCCAAGCATCCCTATCTAGCCCGGAAGGGCTTCCCAGAGGCTCTAGGGTTGGTTCTTGACAAGAAGCTTCTAATTCCTATGCGGGACTACAAGTCCGGGCAGGTGATTAGCCTGCAGTCGATTGGGCCGGACAAGAAGTTTTTGTTTGGGGGTAGGGCTAAGGGAGCAACATTCACGATTGGGAATAAGGGTGGGCAGCGGTGGTTGGTCGAGGGCTACGCCACGGGTCTATCGGTCAAAGCTGCTTTGGATGCTCTGTATATACAGGCTCAGGTGTGTATATGTTTCTCTGCCTCTAACCTGCAGTACGTCGCTGAGAGGATCCCGGGGAATCGTTTTGTCTTTGCTGATCACGACGAGTCCGGTACGGGTCAGCGGGTCGCTGAGGCCACAGGGCTACCTTGGGTGATGTCTCCGGTGGTGGGAGAGGATGCCAATGACCTGCACCAGAGGGCTGGCATTTGGGAGTTGGTGAGAGTGTTTAATTCTATTAACAAGGGGGCATGATGATAACCGCCAGAAATTATGCTGCTCAAGCTGAAAAGGACTTGTTGGAATATGTAAAGTCATTAAAAAAATTTGCGCCAAAGTTTATCCCGCTAGAGGCAGAATCTGTTCAAGAAATTGAAGACGTTGCACATAAAATTGGTAAAGCAATTCACTTTGCTTTGCCCGATAACGGTAGAGTGCTAAATGACGGTTTGCGGGGTATAGATGGGGCGATAGTAAGACTTCCATACCCTTCTATTACCGTCGAGTATTTTTGCAAAGAAGCGCCGTTGACAAAAGAACTTCCATGCTCTATGCCAAAACGACTTTGTTTAGCTTCAGAAATTGAAATAGACGGCAAAATGTTTGTTGATATGTATGTTGTTAATTTTAGCGCTGAAGACAAGCAATGGTTTCCTCAAAGTATTGGATTCCGAATAGATTTGAGTGAGCCTATAGAAACGACTGAGGAGGGTATGATAATTGGGGGGGTGCCTTTAATTTTAAACGCATTCTCATATGGCATGGCGATTACTCAACTTGGAGTGGCTGTGGCTTTTAAAAATGCTTATCACGATGTGCAAGACGAGATGTTTTCTGTAATGGAACTTATCGAGGCATTGTCTTGCTCTAACGTAAAGACCCAGCCTTTAGAGCCTGTCGATGTTTTTAAACAGGCTCGTCGAGCAAAAGATGGGAAGTTGCCGATCTATGAAACAAAAATCCTGACTATTCCCGGTTCTGTGGGGAGCGGCGATCATCTTGGCGGGACGCACTCTGGGCCTCGCCAGCATCTGCGTAGGGGGCATATCAGGAGGCTTCCAAACGGCAATATCTGGGTCAACTCTCACCTTGTTGGTGATCCAAACAAAGGCAGGATTGAAAAGTCTTATCAGCTTGCTGCATAATTTTGTTGACGTTGTAAAAAAAACAAATTACAATTGTTTTGCCTGAGAGAAAAATCAGGTCGCCAGTGGAATGGCATAAACCATCACGCTAAAACCCCTACGCATGGGTTTCGGTAGCGTGAGCGAAGTGATGGCGCTCATTCCACCGCGACCTGAAACCCAGCCGTAGGGGTTTTTCTATTGGGCCGTACTGGCCGCGATAGCAGAGATCCTAATCAGGGATGCCGCCAAGAAAACTGAATACAGTGCTAGGGGCAGATGTCATGTCACCGGGGGCAGATCCTAAAAATGCATTGCGGCTGGTCGCATCGTCAAGCCGAGGGGGACAACGTAATCAGCCGTTGCCATGACGATCCCGCAAGGGGGTGATATTCACCACATTGACCTTCCTCTCTTACTCCGCGTGGGGTAGGGGGGTCTTTGGGTGATAGATCTTACGAATGAGGGGTAAGCTTATGGTTGATCTTTTTGAGACTGAAAAAAAAGCAGCTATGCCTAAACGGGGCTATTCTTGGTCAGAACAATTCCGTCATAGGTGTGAGGTGAGATGGTTACTAAGCGAAAGAACAGCACGCGGACGGGATGGGATTCTGTGGTTGAGAGGTTATCTAGGAAAGCTCCCGGAGGGGCGAAGAAAGAAGCTGGAGATGGACATTCGGTCCCAGTGGACGGAGGGAAATCGGGGAGAAGCGGGAGAGTGGGCAGTAATCTTGAGTTGACTTTGCACTTGCAAATGATTCAGCAACGGATTGCTGGGTATGTGATGGAGCATAAGTTCCATCCAACGAGGAGGTGGCGGTTTGACTTTTGTTGGCCGCAGGAAAAGATAGCGTTAGAGGTTGAGGGTGGAACTTGGAGTGGTGGACGGCATACCACCGGCAGCGGATTCAAAAAAGACTGCGAGAAATACAATCATGCTGCGAGGATGGGGTTCCGTGTCTTCCGATTCACGGGGGACATGGTTAAGAGTGGTGAAGCGGTGAGTTGGATAAAGGAGATTCTAAGTGGACATCAATCCGAATAAAGCTGTGGATTTTTTGCTGCAAAACGCTCCAGACTACGCAAAAGCTAAAGCAACGAGGATTTATCTTGAGCAATACCGAAAGTCTCTGAAGGCGACGTTGTTCGTAAAAGACTCTGGAAAGACGATTGCTGATCGTGAGGCTGCTGCTTACTCTCACCCTGACTATCTTGACAACCTGAATGCCCTCAGAATCGCCGTGGAGGAGGAGGAGAGCTTGAGGTGGCAGATGGTAGCTGCTGAGGCTAGAATTGAAGTGTGGCGCTCACAGGAGGCTACAAACCGCACTGTTGATAAAGCTTTCCGATGAACAACACAATAAGCGCAAAGGAAAGAGCATACCTTGGGCTGATAAAAGAACTTCCCTGCTCTGTCTGTGACTCGCAAAGTGGATCTGAAGTCCATCACATAAAGCAGCACTCGCAATACACTGCTGTAGCTCTGTGCCTAGACTGTCACAGAAACCCTGTGATGGGGATCCACGGTCAGAAGAGGGCGTGGTCGATCAGGAAGATGGACGAGCTTGACGCTCTGAATATCACGATACAGCGAGTGGTTGCCGGTCGGGTATAGTGTCAGCGGAGTCGCTATCCCCTAGCGCTCCCGCTGTGACTCCACACAGTGTTTTCCCCGGCCTAGCCCGGGGGTTTTTTTGCCTGAAAAGAGTTGTTGACAGCCTGTTCGGATCCCCGTACTATTGTTCTTGTACCAGCTTGGTACGGAATGAAAACAGGAGATGAAAATGAAATACGAAAATGTTTCTTGCTCACAGTGCTGGAACGATTTTGGTCCCGGAGATCATGGCTACAGTTCATGCCAAAGCCATCTTGAGGCATTGAACAAGTTCGCCAATCACATTGGCTACAGCGATGTGGAGCCGTTTGAGATTGTTCGTTGGGTAAGCCCCAAGACGATTGAAATCCGCGAGATGGACGCAGAGCGTGATGAATCAGTGAAGATGGAGTTTCATGTCGGTGGCTTCAGCGCCCACTGCTCCAACCAGCGCGATCAGAAGTGGTTCATCAAGAGCAACCCCAGCAATCCTGTGATCCGCATCCGTCTTGGCAAGAAGGGCTGGAAAGACCGGCATGGTCGCCGGTTCAAACTGGATGACAAGCCCACCAAGTTCTACGACTACAACTTTTAATCGGGGAGGGGGGAAACCCCCTGAAAATAACTGTTGACAAGGTGTTCGGACTTCCGTATTATCTGAACTGTACCAAGACGGTACTTAATGACAAACAGGAGATGAAGATGAACAACGAACTGATGACCCAAGTAGATGTTCTCGGCGCAACGCTGGCGCAAATCGCTCACCTGACGAAACAGGTCGATGCAATCAAGGATGACCTGAAGGATCAGGCCACCTCTGCCAACGGCAGCAAAGTTTTTGAGGGTGCCATGTTCAAGGCCACCGTTGTTGAGGCTGACCGCAAGGTCGTGGACTACAAGAAGATGCTTGCTGACCTTGGTGTGTCTGCCGAGACGATCCAGCAGTACACCAGCGTGACTGCGGTTTTCTCCGTCAAAACCACCAGCCGCTAATATTAACGGGGGGCTTCGGCTCCCAATAATTGGAGGCAGCATGAGCAAGTGCGTTGTGTATCGCCCGAATGAGATGGGCGAAATGGTTGAGGTGAAACCCGTGAATAAGGTCACGGTAAAGCGGGAAGTTTTTGGGGTATGGCATGACAACTCCCAGTCGTGGGAGGCTGGCCCCATGAGCCTGACTGATGCAGCAGAACACGCTGCAAGGTGCGGTGATGAGGTGATGTTTTACGGCAATGGTTCGCCGCAGAATTTGAACAGGTCAGAAATGCGCGTTGTGCGCGAGATGTTACAGGAGGGATCGGAATGAATAAGGTGTATGTGAGCAACGCATTTTCGTTGCAGATGGTGGCGCGGGAGAATATGAGCCGAGTCACGCTGCACCCAATCGGGGGGACTCCCGACATTAAGAACATGACCAGCATCGTTGGTCATGCCGACATCGCCAAGGTGTTGGGCGTGGACATGAACCGCGCCAGCGTCACTTTGGAGCGCGGAGACTGCGTGTATGTAGCGCAGTTGGTTGGCGGAAGGTTGCCGGAAGGTACTACAACCCTGCCGGAAGGTTTTCGGTTGGAGTGGGTATGTGTAGAGGTGTCCGAAGGGGAACCCCAATCTTAGGATGGGGAATCCCCTGAAAATAGTTGTTGACATGGGTTCGGAAAGGCGTATTATCTGGGTTGTAGCAAGTCGCTACGAGATGACAAAAAGGAAATGACCATGAAAACAGATAACCAAGAACAAGTCGGAATGCACGTTTTCACACGCAGCAAGCTGGGTTCCGCTCCCTTCCGTTGTGTCGGCGTGTACCAGAAAGTTGGCCCGATCCGCATGGCTGATGGATCTGATGTTGGCTCCCCCGGCCAAGCGATGGGCGTGTGCGCTCATTGCGGCACGGGCATTGCAGACTGCTACGAGATAAAGTCTGCTGACGGCAACGTGTTCGTGGTTGGATCCTCTTGCGTCGAGAAGACCGGCGATGCGGGGCTGATCAAGTCCTACAAGAATTCACCTGAAGTTCGCGCCTTCAACAAGGCAAAGCGTGACCTGCTGGCGAGCAAGAAGCAGACTGAACTTGCCGACATCATCGCAGCGAACAAGGAAAAACTGCAGTCCATGCAGATCAAGAAGTGGAACGGGGAGATGGAATCCCAGTACGAGTACCTGACGCGAGTCATCCCCATGTGCGGGGCATCTGGTCGTGCGCGTTACCTGAAGCACGTTAAGACGCTGGTGGCAGCATGATCGTCACATACATCAAACCCCCGATACCCAGCCGGGAATTTGACTGGGAGGCCGTGGGAGACTCCTACGAAGGGGGCGACCCCATTGGTTACGGGTCAACAGAGCAGGAAGCCATTGACAATCTGGAGGAAGCATGAAAGCAGAGTACATACTGGCAGCAATAGAGTCCATGAAGGCCGTCGAGGATCTACTGTGCAATTTCAAAGAATTGACAACCAAAGACAGGTGGCGTGTTGCAACCGACCTGATGGACGCAAGGATTGATTTGATGCATTACAGTGGATTGAGCGAGAAGGAGGTAGAAGTAGAGAAATAGCTTGATTTTTAAGCGCTAATTTGATAGGCTCCTACATGGAGCCTTTTTTTTGGGCGAAAGAAAGTTATAATTTTATAACTTTAATTACTAGATTCTTCTTTAGAATCAACAGGAGCGTTTTAATAAAATGCCAAAGTTGACCAAGCCGCGCAAGCCCCACAAGGACTTCGTCCGGGGTAGGCCCACAATCATCTCCGATGAGGTCTGCGCTGAGATATGCGGAAGACTCGCCTGTGGCGAACCCGTCAGCAAAATCACCAAGGACGACCACATGCCCGGAATGACCACAGTCTATATGTGGTTAAGGCGGCATGAACCTTTTAGGAAGCAATACGAGGAAGCTCGTAAGGACGGAGCGCACACCTACGCCGACCAGATTGCTCATATCATCGACATGGAACCGCTGCAGATAACCGACGAGCATGGCAACGTCAGGCTAGATCCGGGGTCGATAGCGTGGAACCGATTGAGGATGGACGGAAGGAAGTGGTTAGCAGCCAAGTATCTGCCAAAGGTCTACGGCGAGAGGATTGGAGTAGAAGGCGTTGAGGGCGGCGCACCGATCAAGACCGAGGACGCAACCTACGAGAAGCTTCACGCCATCCTGTCGAACATGGAACTGAAGAAGCGTGCTGGCGATTGATGTAATCCAGCCGGAAGCGTTCAACTCGCTCCCGGAGAACGATAGGGTAGCGTGGCTGGCCCGGATGCAGTGGGTGGACAAAGCTCACCAGCATCAGATCCCGCCGCCTCTGGAGCAGGACTGGACGATCTGGCTGCTACTGGCTGGTAGGGGAGCAGGCAAGACGAGGTGCGCTGCTGAGGCGCTGTGGTGGTGGGCGTGGACTGAACCGGGGGTAAGATGTCTGGTACTGGCACCGACGAGCAACGACATCAAGCATACATGCTACGAGGGAGCGTCGGGTCTACTGGCGTGCATTCCGCCGTCTCTGGTCAAAGACTACAACAAGATGGATCACCTGATTACTCTGGTCAATGGGTCCACCATCCGGGGAATCTCTGCGGACTCATACGAGCGCCTGAGAGGTCCACAATTCCACTATTGTTGGTCGGACGAATTAGCTGCGTTCCAGTATCTCGGTCCGGGCGAGTCGTGGGACATGATGATGCTTGGCCTGCGTCTGGGCGACAAGCCGCGAGTGATAGCGACGACCACTCCAAAGCACAAGGATCTGATTCTTGACCTGCTGGGGAGGGAAGGCGATGACGTAATAGTCGATAGGGCATCGACCTATGACAACATCGACAACCTTTCCAGCACGTTCTCAAAGCAGCTAGAGCAGTACAAGGGCAGCTCCCTGTACCAACAGGAGGTGATGGGCGAGATCGTTGATCTGGAGGACGGCAAGGTCGTCAGCCGGGATATGTTCAAGCTGTGGCCTGCGAAGACTCCGTTCCCGAAGTTTGAGTACATTGTCCAGTCTTATGACTGTGCGTTCTCGGAGAAGGAGCATAACGATCCTACGGCGATGACAACTTGGGGCGTGTTCAAGCCGCTGGACGGACCGATGGCTGTGTTGTTAATTGATTGCTGGGCGGAACACCTGACGTTCCCAAAGCTGAAGCCCAAGGTCTTGGAGGAGTGGAAGGTCAGCTACGGTGATGGCAAGGAAGCCAAGAGGCCAGACCTGATACTGGTCGAGGACAAGGCTGCAGGCATCTCGCTGATACAGGAACTGCGCCACATGCATCTTCCGGTGAGGGCGTGGAATCCGGGGAGGGCTGACAAGATGCAGCGCTTGCAAATCACGGCATCCATCTTCACTACGGGTAGGGTATGGCTTCCTGAGTCTGGGGTAAAGAAGGGATACGTCAAGGACTGGGCTGAGGGCTTCTTAAGCCAGTTGTGTGCCTTCCCTGATTCTACGCATGATGATTACGTCGATTCAGCAACGCAGGCGTTAAGATTCCTGAAAGATACGTCATGGCTGGACATCAACCCGGAGCCGCGATACGATGACGATGATTACGCGGACTCTCGTCCGAAGCGGTCTAATCCTTATTCATCTTGAGAATAGAGGTGCCTAGTGACTGATCAAATTCTGACCGCGCAAAGATTGAAAGAGGTTTTACATTACGATGCCGACACGGGGCAGTTCACAAGCTTAAGGGCAAAGGGTCGTCGGCGGCACGAACGCGTTGGGACAATCTCCAAGAACGAGCATTTTTCCTACTTGAGAATACGTGTAGATTACAAAAAATACCAAGCGCACAGGTTGGCTTGGTTATACGTTCATGGCGAGTGGCCCAATGATGGGATCGATCACATAAACGGCGACAAGGTGGACAACCGGATTTCAAATCTACGAGCCGCAACACATGCACAGAACAAACAGAATCTTCGTAAAGCTAGATCGGATAGTAAGTCTGGCTTGCTTGGAGCAAGTTGGTCCTTGGCCCTCAATAAATGGAGGGCTTGCATTGGGGTTGATGGAAAGAAAAAACATTTAGGATATTTTGATAAGGCAGAACAAGCCCATGCCGTCTATATTGAGGCAAAAAGAACCCTACATCCATTCTGCACGATCTAGTTAGGAGAGAACATGGCTGTCGATGACGATATCCGCAAGATCCTAGCGCAAGCAAAAGCTAAGACTGCGCCATCTGCCAGCTACAACCCTCTCAGGCCCACCGAGGTGAGCGAGTACGAGAAGAACTTCCGTGACTACCTAGCCAACCAGCAGGAAGCACGGGAGAGGCTCCTGAGTGACCGTGTGCCATCCGGTGTGGCTGATCTCAAGTCCAAGATTGCAGAACTGGCGCAGGGCGTTGGTGGATCTGCTGTTGGCTATGCTTCGCAGGGGCCGGGATTCTTTGGCGATATGGCATCGATGTATCAGGACTTCAAGCCTGAGTCGTTTGCCAATCTTCCCGCTGGCGTTCAAGCTTTGCCGACGACTGAAGACATACAGGATCTGCTGCGAGAGCATATCAATCCGTCTCCTGAGTTCAGTGCGGGGATGACTGGCGGCAACCTGTTAGCCATTGGTCAGGGAATTGCTGCGCTTCCGGGTTTGGCTAAGGGCGTTGTCAAGGGTGCGCCGAAGATAGCTAGGTCATTGATTGATGAGTTGTTCGCGCCGAGGGTGGGTGCTAGTGGTCAGCGCGGTGCCATCAAGCTTCCCGGCGGCAACTGGCTACCCGAAGGGACAAAGGCTCTTGAAAGTTTGAAACCGAACCGATATGCCGTTGATGACAAGAAGATGTTTGAGGCAGAGTTGGCTGACTTGATGGAGCAGGAGGCCCGAACTCCGGGGCGTAATGCTGCTCGTATCCCGGTGGTTCAAGGATCTATTGCAGAGATGGATCGCAACATTGCATTTAACAACTGGATCGACAAGCAGCTAACCCGCTACGTCAAAAACGATATGGCTACGCCGGAAGACCCAATCAGGGCGTTGGCGGAGAAGGGGACGCTACACTTCTACGCGCCGCAAGTGAATGCATCCGACGCGCTGGATATGAAGCGTCAAGAATTTGCTGCGGGTAATAACGAAAAATGGGGATACGGAACAAGCCGGTTAGCGCAGAACTGGGAAGATGCCGCTGATGCAATTATTAACAAGGTTCCTGCGGAGCGGTATCAAAAGCAACAATACAATCGGTTTGATATGACGGACCAGCCGGGATGGGAGTGGATCAACAAAGTCTCTCCCGACACTCCGTTGTATGGAGTCAACAACCCATCCAGTGTTTTCGGTTCATCGGTTGATTCGTTGGGCTTCCCCCACCTGATTGACGAACTGCGTAACGCCACCAACCCTGCGTCTGGTCTGCCGAGAGAACTGCTGCTGAAGCCTGAGTCACTCAGCAGACTCTCAGTTCCGCAGGCTGTTGAGCGGGTGGCTAAGATCAATGAGTGGAGGGCTGAGCAGATATCCAAGGCCCGTCTTGACAACATGCTGAAGGCAGATGTTCACAAGGAGTATCCGG